GTTTGTGTGCAGAGCTTATCTTATCGTCTAGGTACTCTACGTAAGCGTCCCATAGTTGCTTATCGTTGACTAACTTCTTTAGTGCGCCGTTCATTTAGTTCGCCTCTGTACTAACCCACCCTCTGAGAATCTTAATTGTTGTTTTTCTGGATTATAATCAAATTCAGATATATCTATTTCAGTAGCGTTGCTAGTACGGTATCTCTTTTTTTGTGTAAGGTCACCATATCGTAATTCTCGTGTTCCAATTTTAATAGTGTTATTAGATTCTTTTTTTAGTGTATTTAAAACTTTATCTAATGCATCCTTATAAGTCTTTTTAAATACGCCTTCAAAGTATTCTTGAGCAACTTTACCGTGCTCTCCTGTCTTCATTGCCTCTTCATACTTTGCGTAGTAAGGACTGCTAGAGTCAACTACCTCATCAAAGGTATCTGTTCTTTGCCTAGCTATCTCTTTGTAGTTAGGTATTACTATTTTAGTTAGGTTATTCTTTTTTGCATATGCAATATTTGAAAGTATTAACTTTTTTAAGTAGTCACTTCTGCTAAGGATTGGAGACTTTTTAATATCTGGAACTTTAAATTTTTCAGAGTAGTGATCTACAATTTCAGAATTAAGAAAACTAATTGCTTCTTCAATTTTCTCAGAGAGATAAGGGTTTTCTATATCGCCTTCACCTTGAAGCGTGTCACGTATTGCAGAATGCGATATTTTATCTATATCTAAACCTACGGCAGTTATACCGTGTTCTTTTTTTAATATTTCTTTTAATGCATCTTTATTCTTTAATAGTTTTTTCTGTATATTTACATCTCCTAAAGTCTTAAGTTCAGGATTAATATATACATCCCTATAAAACTTTTGTATAGTATTTAATACGTCTTTATCAATATCTACGTCAAAGTCTAAACCGAAATCAGTATCTAGGTCATCAAAAGTTTCAAAGATATGTCTGCTAATATCTTCTTTTGTGTCTACATCTGTGACACCAAGTATTGAATACGCATCATTGTTAGCGCTACGTTTTGTAGCGGTGTCACTTTGAATCTCCTCCATAAGAAGGTATGAATCACCATCCTTTATTTCTTTACCCTCTATTGGAGTTTCACGCCTAATAGAAGACCGTGTATGACCTAAGTTTTTTGTTCCTCCAAAGTGGGCATCATATTCTCCTCTAAGATAGTTTTTTTCGCCTTGTAGAGTTAGGATTACAAAATCTACCTCTTCATCTTGTACAAACTGTCTTTGGGCTTCCTCCATTTCATCGCCATAAGAGTCTACTTTTTCTATCGAGTATTTAGTAGAGCCTTTTTCTTTAGCAAGTTTTAATAACTCTTCTCTAGTGTATAGACGTTGTGGGTCTAAGTCAAGTTCAAAAGAGTCTAGCTCCGACTTGGCTACATTAGGCGCACGTTTTTGTAAGAAAGCAGATATATTCTCCCCCTTACTGCCCTTTTTTCCTATAGTCATTTGTTCTATAGTAGACAGTACAGGACTGTAAAAATCACCTTCAGTTTCGCTAAGTTCTGATCTACTCTTAACGAGTGGGTTCATACTTGATTTAGGAATTGAACTTTTAAAAGCATTAGGGTTATCCGTAATGCCCAGCGCAGAGCTAAGCTCTTTAGCTAACAGTCTAGTGATACCACTCATTAGGCTACGTTCCCACTAAATCCTTGCTCACCGGGTTGAGGCGCTGTGCCTGTACCCATCTGCGCTCCACCTGATCCTGTAGTGTCTTGTACGTTTGCTCCCGCTGGTGCTTGACCTTCTGGTCCTGGCGCTGGGCCTTGCGGTTGAGGTGGCTGTGGGTTCTGCTCTTGGAACTTCTTAAATAGCTCAGCCTGAATAGCAGCATCCTGCATAGAGTTAGTCACTTTGTCTGGGTCTAGGTCCATAGACTTAGCGATCTCACGAATGACGTAATCCATCTTAGCAAACGGTGCAAGGTTAGGATTAGACGCTACCTGCAAGAACTGCATTAGGCGCTGTGAGCGTACCTCGTTAGACATCAAGCTTTCAGTACCTGATGCTTTAACTTCCAAGTCACCCTTGATAGTTTCATCGTAGTCAAACTGCATGTTGAACGAGAAGAAAGCTTTACCTAAGGGTCCAAGCAGATAGTCATCTACGTTCTTAACTACACTACGGATACTACCGTTAGCTGCAGACATAAGCATAGAGATACCTGAAGCTGTACGCCCTACGCCTGAGACACCAGTTTGACCGTGTGCGAAGCTAGGGAAGCCTGTACTCTCATCAGCCAAGACACGAGCCTTGTCAAAGAGTTGCATGTTCTCTTGTGCTACGTTAGGGAACTTAGTACCAAAGATAGCCTGACCCGGAGCACCGCCTTGACGCCTAAAGATCTTGCCAGGGTACACACTCATGTCTTGTCCTGGAACCAAGTTAGTCTCATCGACTTCCATAATAAGGTTACCAGAAAGTGCAGCATTGTCAATAGCCATACGCATAAAACCATTCATCAAGGTCTGCGTATCGTCCATGTTCTCAGCGATACCTACACCAAAGAAGCTATATGGATTGTGCTCGTAAGGAGTGGCGTAATAAGGAATACGTGCTGGTTTGAAGGGGTTAAGCACCATACGTAGTACTTCACCGTTACATACCCAGATGTTACAGCTTACTTCGTTTAGATCACGTAACTCTTTAGGGATCTTAACGCCATTATCTTCTAGGATGTCTACATCAACGAAACCCCAGAACTCCATAACTTCCCAGCGCTCAGACTGAGCAGAGATGTCATCGTCTTCCATCTTCATTTCCCAGTGCTTACGCACGTAGTCGGGGCTTTGAGCGATAGCGTTCTCAATAGAATCATCACGGAAGTAAGGGCGTCCCTTCAAAGAGCGCAGCTGATTGCGTGACATCTTGTGACGCTCAACTACGTACTCTGCGTCATCCATTGAGGTAGACTCAGGGTCAGGGTAGAAGTTCCATACAGATACGTGGTTACACTCAGGGACAGTCTTAACGAGAGGGGAGTACTCACCGTCTTCACCCCAGCTAGGGTACTCTTTATCTACAGCGAATGGACCCTTCATTACGCCTGTACCAAGCAACGCCATCTCGAAAGCCATTGAGCGCAGATGCTTGGATGCACCACTCTCATTAAGCTGATCGTGGATCTTCTTCTCCATCTTCTTAGCTGCTACCATCGCAGGATGGAATGACACTGTAGTAGGAGTAGTACCGTCACCTTCGATGATCTTATCGCTAACAGGAGACAACTTAGTCTTGAGACCCGCTAAGCGCTCCTGTAGATCAATGATCGTTTCTCCGGGTAGTAGCTTACCGTCATCGCCTAACAGCGCTGTAGGGGCTGCTACGTTCTCTGTGACAGCCCTTCCACCTTCACCCGCCTTATCGGCATTAGGATCTACGTTAATATGTACAGCTTCAGCTACACCGTCTGGTAGTACAGTAGGGTCTACTGCAAGAGGGAACTTGTTGTTACCGAAGAGTACGTCTACGATCTGTCCGTAGGCTGCAAGTGTTTTAGTCTTAGTTACCTTAACAAATACACGTGACTTCTCTGTGTCAGTGAACTGTACGTCTGAACTGTAAAGACCACGGTAGTTACGATAAGCACGTAACCAACGCTCTTCATCTACAAGTCGAGCATCCTCTGCACGTCCGAAGCGATCCTTAACGAAGCTAACTACGCTATTAACAGACTCAAAGAGTTTATCGCTGCCGTTTTCAGCTGCTACTACTTCATCTGTGTCGAAGTTTACGTCTTCAATGTCTGCCATATTTTAATACCCGAATGTTGAGTCTGAAGCTTGAAATCCAGAACGTTGATCTTTAGCTGGATTGTAATCCCATAGAGAACTACGTGGTCTTGTCATTATACCATAACGTAACGCATCATACAAGTGGTCTTCTGCATTAGTATCTACATCTTCTGGGTTTCTTTTGTCCAGTGGGATAGACGGTAGTTGTGCTATTGTGTTGGTACACGTAGAAAAGAATACTAACCTAGGTTCCTCTGTGTATTCATCTACCTGTAGTCTGCGGTGTAGTTCGTTCTTACCAGATATACGTGAGCCTTTTGATCTATCTGAAGGACGCCAGCGACATCCCTTCATGTTCATCTGCTCAGCTAGTGAAGGACCAGTATCACCACGGTTATGCCATAGTGAGGAGTCAAGCACCCCGTAGCGTATAGTACCATCCCTAGCTTCAGCTTCTAAGATCATATCAGCTAAGTCTGTAGCTGTAACCTTAGAGCAGTACAACTCTCTATAAACTATGAGTTGCTCTGAAGGTGTTACTGCTAACCACACAACCCCCGTAAAGGAGCCATACCCGTAGTCACACGCCCTGAACTTAGTCCAAGAGTCTGGTATATCAAAGGGTTCAACTACGTGTATGTTCCTGTTGAACTCAGGGAAGGCTGCACCTTCGTTGACATCCCAGTTACCCTCAAGTAGTTGCTTCCTTTGATGCTCAGGTAGAGACAGAAGCATTGCTTCGTAGTCGCCACTCTCAGCTAGGTGAGGGTTATCGAATAGGCTTGCAGGTATAAACCTACGTTTAAACAGTGGATCACCTTCTCTACTGTGACCCTTAGGGTAGGTAAGCGTTTCACCTGTCTCAATGTCTGTAGCCCAGAAAGGCGTGTTAGACGGGGCAGGATCAATAAACATTTTCTTGACCCAAGAGTGGCCTGGACCACCAGGGTTGGTTGTAGCCCTCATATAGAGGCCTAACTCCTTGGAACTACTACGTAATCGAGACCGCATGTAGTTCCACCCATAGGGTGACTGCCATTGCGTAAGCTCATCGAAGGCTACGTAGTTAAACGCCTGCCCTTGGTAGCGCATAACGTCTGTGTCTTTGTCGAGGTAGGACATCCAAAGACGCCCTCCTCGGGGTGTGGTCCACTGAGATTTGCGTTCAGACCACTTTATACCGGGTATTGCTTTAGGGTACAGGTCTTGGCTTTTCTGTATGAGTTCCCTAAGTTCTTCTGTAGTGTGACGTACAAGTAGGCCACTAAAGTCTGGGTTATTCAAGTCACGTAGCGGATCTGCTAGTGTGGCATACGATTTACCTCCGCCAGCTGCGCCTCCATATAGTACCTCACGCTCTGCAGAGGCTAGATATTGTGTCTGAGGCCCAGGGTTAGGCTGAAAGACCACCTCTTGAGCAGCAATAGGGTCAAACTCTGCAGGTTTAACTTGGGCGGGTACTGCTGTCTTGTTCGTCTTCTTCGTAGGTGTAGTAACCGAGTCTTTCTTTTTCGAGGATCTCGTACTGCCTGAGCGCTTTTTCGAGCCGCTGGGCAAGCTTGCGTTTAATTGCAGCAAGTGACTTACGTTTTCTTTCGACATCTATACGCTTTTTCAACCCCATGTGTGAGATATACCTGCCTGACTGTGTTGATAGCCAAGCACTGACTTCCCTGTAACTATACTGCTTTAGATGCTTCTTTGCAAGTACTAAAAGCTCTAATTCTTTAGTAATAGGTTTAAGCCAGTCCTCATCATCCGGGTCTATCTCGTAACCAAATGGTACTTGAGGCGATAATCGTGGGATTCTCTCCCATCTCTTTACTTTAAAGTCAGGCTTAGGCAACATCCAGTAGCCTATGCTCTCACGTTCTTTCGTCTTAGTTACTCGTATCATCTTGCTCTTTAGGTGGGAGGATAAACAAACCACCTGAGGCTTGTACCTCCACACGCTCCGTCTTTACAATACCTGCACGATCAAGTACTTCTTTGGCTGCAGCCATCTTCTCTTTTACGCCTAGCTCTGTAGGGTCAATAAGAGCCTGACCAAACGCTACAGCTGCCTTAGGTCCAATACGTGCCATGTACGTCTTAGTGCCATCAAAGATCTCATCCTTAAGAGAATCAATGATAAGCCTCGTAGGCGTGTTATCGCTGTAGCCAGCAAGCTTCTTAGCTTTCACTACGTCACCGCCAGCCTCATCGAAGAGTACCTCTAAGAACTTAACTTGATTCTCTGTAAGTTGTCGTGCCATTACACTACTTTCTTATGTTTCACTGTCTGTTCCGTAGAACCGTTGCTTGATCTCACCACGGGTAACACCAATATCTTTAAGCTGTTTGTCACTCATGTTATTCAGTAAGTAATAGTCTGCTCTCATCTGCTGTGCTCTTGCAATAGATGCACCTATATCAGATAAAAACTTAGCTACAGCTTTAAGAGTGCGTTTGGTTGTAGCAATTACTGTAGTTTTAAACTGGCTTGGGTAGTCGTATGTTAAGTACATTATGTAGTCTCCTGTGTTATGCCGTTCTTGGCATGTACAGTTATACTACAAAACAGTAAGGTTTAGAACTGCTATATTGGAATACCCGCTATGTGTTAGCCAACAGGTACAAACGTCTCAGTTACAGTAAGGATAGTGTCAATATGACCAGCGGAAGTAGGTACGTTTTGTATCTTGTCACCCGGCTGTAGTACTAGGTCAATGTCGGAGAAAGTAACGTAATCACCTGCATTTAAACTCTTACCTGAAAGAAAGTGAGACGTGTAGTTATCAGCTGCTACATACCATTCTACATCTACAGAGTTTGTACTACCACCACCATTAACTATGTGGATAAACGTAACCTCAGCTACACAGTTAGCAGGGCATGTATATACAACCTCTGTAGCAGTGCCACTGTTGTGACCATACACAGAACGCATACGTGCTGGTTTGCCCTGATTGAGTAAGCTC